GCCGATCAACAGGGCACCGCCGCCGAAATCCTCGATCACCGTTTCAAGATTGGTCCCGCGATTCTTCGCCACGTCGGCGATGAACTCGATGGCCAAGCGGTCGACCATGGCCTGGATGTCGGCCGCGCCGTCCTCGCCGGCCGGGTCGGGCCGCTTGCGGGGCGATTGGCTGGACACGAATTCGATGGTCCGCACCCCCGCCTTTTTGTCCCGTTCCCGGGTGTCCCGGTAGGCCGCCACGACCCCGATGCTGCCGACCATGGCCGTCGAAGCGATGATGATTTCCTCGGCCGCCGAGGCCAGCCAATAGGCCCCGCTGGTCCCCATGCCACCGACATACGCCTTGACCGATACCCCCCGGTCGACCACCTGCCGGATCAGGCCGGCCAGTTCCCCGATTCCGTTGGCCTCGCCGCCCGGGCTGTCGATGTTGAGCAGGATTCCGTCGAGGCCGTCGGTTTCGGCCGCCACCGTGAAATCCTGCGCCAGCCGTTGCACCGACGTGGCCCCCGAATAGGACGTGAACAGGTTGGCATAACGAAAGATCGGACCCAGCACCGGCACCACGGCGATTCCGTCCCGGACCCACACCCGGGCGGTCCCTTCCAGCCGTGGGCCGACCTTCCCCGCCACCGACTCAGGTGCCAGGGTTTCAACGTCGTGCTCGCCGGCCTTCCACTGGTCGAGGTTGTCCAGGTTCACCTCGGCCCGGTCGGCGATTTCCAGGATTGTTTGCAGGGCAGGTTCATGAATCGCCCACCCGATGCTGGATGCAATTTGAAACGCTTGGGTCATTACGCCACGTCCTCCGTTTCATCTTCCGGCTTTTCGTCGGCCCCGCCGTCGGGGGCCGGGGCGTCGGTGCCGCTCGATGTCGCCGGGGCCAGTCCGCCGTCCCGCCGCGCCCGTTCCTCTTTGGCCCGTTGCGTGTTGTTCCGCGCCCAGTCGCCGCCCGTTTTCTCGGCCGTGATTTCGCGCGCCGTTTTCCATCCCCGATCTTCGGCCAGGGCGTCCGCTTGGTTTTCCTTGTTCGGGTCGATTTGCGCCATACCAGGGCCGACCCAGTCGGCGCCGAGGTAGGCCTTGCGGATGGCCGCCGAATTGAAGAACCCCGGGGCGGCCAGATTGCCCCGGGCGATTTCCTCGGCCAGAACTTCCTCATAGACGGGTTGACAGAATTCGGCGGCCAGCCATTGACGACGGCCCCGGTAATACTTCCACGCTTCCAGTAAGGCCGCCCGGGCCGCCGAATAACTCGCCGTAAAATGCTTGATCAGTATTTCAAACGGCAGCTCCAGGGCCACCCCGATTTGACGCAACACCGATTGCACGAACATATCGAAACTGTCATTCGGCCGGCCCGGGTTCGCCACCTCGATTTCCTCGCCGGCCGCAAGGTCGAGGATGGCACCGGGGGCCATTTTCAGGTCGGTGTCGGCCGAGGACGCACCGGTTTCGTCGGTCGGCTCCATCGGTGCGAGTCCGTCCCCCGTCGGCGTTTTCACGAACACCGAGAAGAAAGACGATATCACCGCCGCTTGCAATTCGCCGTCGGTATAGTCGCCCAGTTGCTTGAAGGCCTCGACCACCGGGGCTAGGTCCGGCATCCCTCTTGTTTGGTCCGGCCGCAGTCGCCGGTACAGGTGCAACACCAGCCGGCGGCCGGTCCCGCCGCTGTAGGCCGGGACCCTGGCCCATTCTTCCGGCTTGCTACTGCGGACCCGGTCGCCCGGGTGAAACTTCATGATGTGATAGGCCGTCGGTGACCCGTCGGCGTCCATTTCGACGCCGCCGGTCAACGTCATTTTGTCTTGCTTGTTCCCCGGGTTGCTGACCCGGTCCCCCTCGACCACCTGCAACTTGATCAGATAGGGACTCCCGGCCCGTTCCCGGAATCTCTTGATCACGAACACGTCGCCCGATTCCAGCACCGACCGGAATACGAGTGATTGCATTTCCCCGAACGTCTGCCCCCGGGTGATGTCGCACTCTCGCGACTCGGCCCACAGGCGCCACGCCCTTTCGGCCTGCCGTTCCCAGGCCTCGGCCTCGGCCTCGGTTAGCCCCAGGGCCTCGGCGTCGACCCGTGGGTGGCAGCTCAACCCCGGCCCGACGACACTGGTCACCTTCGTGTGGATAGCCCCGGCCGCGAGGGGATTGTTTCGGGTCAGGTCCCGCGCCCGTTCCCGCAGGGTCGGAAGGTCCGGCACCAGGGCCGAATCGGCCGACTGGGTCCTGGGTTTCCATTCCTGGGTCGGCCGCCGGCTGGTCGAGGCACCCCGGAACGATCCGGTCAGGGCACCGATGGCCCACCGGGACCGCATCCGCCGCGCCCCCCGCACCGGGTCGATAAATGAAATCAACCGGTCTATGGCGGTCGGTTTCACCGTCGGCAGTCGGCGCCAAAACATTGACCGGCACCCCGCCCCGGGTTAGCTTTTTCACCATGGCGTCCCAGTGTTCGATCCCGTCTCGTATCTCTTTGAGATTCGCCCGGGTCATCGACCGGCCGGCGATGGTGTAGCTTTGATTGTTCAGCACCGCCGTTTCCGCCGTCAGATAGGCCGCCAGTTGGGTTTCCGCCTGCGCCAACGTCACACCCGCCATTCTAGAGTCCTCCGCTTCGCACCCGCCGGCCCCGCCGGCCCGGGCGGGGGGTGTCCCCGGCCGAGGCCTGCGCCCCGGGCGCAAGGTTCGACAGCACCGACCACCACGGCTTGTCGTCGTTCGCCGCCTGGGGTCGCGCCCAGCTCGGCGGGTTGTTCCACTTGACCCGTTCCGGCCTCAACCGTTGCCGGGCCGCCTCGGCATACACTTCCAGGTCCCAGGCCTCGTTCCGGCCGCTCTTGATCCACTTCCCCTTGATTTTCCGCTCGGCGGTCATTTCCTCGAAATACCCCGCCGGCACCTCGGCCGGAAAATGGATGTACCCCGGCCCCGGCCGCGTTTTCCGTAGCCGGTTATCGACCACGTTTTTTATGGCATGGACTCCGATCACGTATATCGCCACGGCGTCCGGCCGACGCTTGCCCCTGTCGTCGACTTCCCAGGTCGGGTTCGGCAACATAGCGGCGGTCCGCGATGCCGCCCCCTTGACGAGCATTATTCGCCACTCTTTGACCCCCTCGACATACTGCCGACGGGCAAAGTTTCGGGCCTGTAATGCCACCCCTTCGGTGGGGGTCCCGTCGATTTCCTCGCCGGCCGCCCCGCCGGTGTCGATGGCCACCGAGGCCACCCCCAGCCGCTGGCCCGGGTCGTCGGCCATCGGATAGCTGGCCCGGATCACCCCGGCCACCATCGAGTCCCAGTGGCCGGGCACGTTCGCCGGGTCCACTTCGGACCCGTCCGGCATATGGGTGATGTCGTACCGGTCGACCAGCCACGATTCCGCCGTCTCGTTCCACCCCACTATTTTGACCGCCCACCGCCGCAACTGGACGTCTATGGCGGCGGTCAAATAACGGACGCCGTCCGGCACCGTGCCGAGTTTGTAGTTCTCCCGGCGGCGGTCCAAGGCCTCGATTTCGACCGGCAGGGCACCGGCCACCCTCGGCCGGTAGGGAAATCCGAGTGCCGTGTTCCAGGCCGTTTTCAATTTGGTTTCGTCCTGGGTGGCCTCATAGTGCCGTTCCGCCTGCACCAATTCCTCGGCCACCTGCCCGATGGTTCGGAACGGCGAGGCCAACCCGCAGAACCAATAACTGGCCGTCCTGGTCGCCGGCACCGTCCCCTTGATTTCCCCGGCGGCCGACACCGTCGACCCTTGCGGCAACCACAGCCCCCGGGCATTCATCCCGCGTTTGTCGGCCTCGGTGATATCGGCGGTCCCGCAATGGGGACAGATAAGGGTCGCCCGGTCCCGGGCATCTTCCGGCGTGGCCCCGTCGGGAATCCACAAATGCGCCATCGTCGGTTTGCGGTCGAACCCGAACCCCGGCGTCCAGTATTCGCCGCAGTCTGGGCAGGGCCAGTTCCACAGGTTTTGGTCCCCCTGGTAATACAGCACCAGGACCGGGGACACGTCGTCGGCGTCGGTGCCGGCGTCGGCCGGGTGCAACCCCGACGGGGTCGACGTGACCATGACCAGGGCGTTTTTCCCGTAGGTCGTCCCCCGCTTTTTCGCCAGTTCCACCGGGTCCCCCTCGCCGCCGATGTCGTCCGGCATGCGGTCCCGTTCATCGAGCCATTGCACCGGCACCGGCCGGCTTGCCAGTTGCCCGGCCACCGGCCACCCGGCCACGACCCGCATCCCCGACGTGAACCGTTTTTCCAGTGTCTTGTCGGCGCCCCGGCCCGCCGCCACCATGGCGGCCAGGGACGGGGCCGGCCGGATCAGCTTGTTTTCGATTCGGTCGCCGAAAAAGTCTATGGCCATTTCGCGGCTGTATTGCACGGCCAGGATGTCCCGGGGCTGGCACTCGATGGCGTGGCCGACCACGTTGAGTCCCATGTCGGTTTTCCCGAACTGCGAACACCCGACCAGCACCAGCACCTCGACCGCCCGTGACAGCGTCCGGTCCATCGGTTCCACCAGATAGGGCGTTTTGTCGTTCTTCCACGGCCCCGTGTATCCCGACGGGTTGCGCAACTGTCGATTCACCTCGGCCCATTCCGACACCGACACCCGCCGGGGCGGCCTCAATACCTCGATGGCCGTGGCCATGACTTTTTCGGCCGTCACGAATCCGGGCAGGGGGTCCCTATGCAGCTTCAGCATGGCCACCTCTTTCCGTCATCAGATCGGCGATTTCCGAGGCCACGTCGTCCAGCATTTCGTCGACCCGTACCGCCATCCTGGCCACCACGTCGTCGGCCAGCCCTTCCTCGGCGCCGATCAGGTCCGGCATGGCCCGCAGACGGTCCCGCAGGACCGCGAACACATCGACCAGCCGGCCCTGGACCCCGTCGGCCCTGACCAGCTCCCCGCGTTCTTTCGCGATACGAATCCAATCGTATTCCGCCCGGACCACGTCGGCCCGTTGTTTCGGGGTCAGGGCCGCGCCGTCCTCCTGCATGGTGTCCGGCCCGAACCATTCCAGCCGCAACTGGACGTCTTGTTCGGCCCGGGCCTCGGCCGCCATGGTTTCCGCTTGGTCCCGGGCATCGAGCCACCCCTTGACCGCCTTCAAATCCAGCTTGTAGGCGACCCCGTGCTTGCCGGCCTCGACCACCGGACACCCTTCCTTGACCCAGGTGCGCACCGTCGGCAGGGACCTGTCGAAAAACCGGGCGGTTTCCTCAAGGGACCGGATCACTTGGGCCTCGGCCGGCGCCTCGGCCGACGGGGTCCATTCCCCGAACACCTCGACCAGGGGGCCGCCGGCAGCTCGGATTCCGTCGCACCCCGGAACCTGATCGAAGCACCGCCGCCACATGGCCAGCCGGTCCCCCAGGTCCACCGGTTCCGGCGGTCCCTCGCCGTGGAAATATTTTCGGTCGCCCTGGTACAGGTCCATACCGCAAAGGATGATCGGCCGGCACCCTAGATGACCGGCCAACCACGCCCCGGTGCCGGCCGAGAACCCCGCCGGCCAGATGCCGGTCGGCCTCACGTTCGAAACGTGGGGGTGCGGCGATATCTTCTCCCCCGGCAGGTCCCGGACGTCGTCAAACGTGTGCGGGTCGTTGAAAACGATGTAGTCGCAATCCACCAGCCGGGACGCATGGTGATTCACCCCGATCAGGACGGCGTCGGCCGGCACCAGCCGCAACTGGTCCGGCAACGACGGACCGCCGCCCAGCACCGCCGCCGGCCGCCCTTCGCATATCCCCGCCAATTCCTGGATATCCTTCACCGCTTCACGTCCTTTCCCCGGGGGCGGGGGCATTCACCACGACACACTGATTCGCGATTACTGACCCCCGCCCCCGTCCGCGCGGAATCCGTTCCGGGACTTTTACCCGATCTTGCCCGAACACCTCGACCCGGGGCCGGTCAACCACGCCATCACCGGCCCGTTCCACCCCGTCCACTTTTACCCAATCCTGCCCAATCCTGGCCAACCCTGGCCAATCCTGGCCACGGCCGCCGGCCGGCCCGGGGCCGATTCCCCGGGCCGGGTGCCGTCCAAGGCTTTCGGGGTGGGGTATAACCGCCGGCCCGGGCTTTCCGGGTGGGGACCGCTTCCCGGGCCGGCCAGGACACCCCCCGCCACCAGACAGTCGGGCGTCCGATTCAATCTTGCCGGCCCGGCCGACTCTCGACCGGCCGGGCCGTTTCGGACACCCTGCTACCACCGACGCAAAAACGTCATGGTGTCCGATTCCTGCCGGCCCGGGCGGAACCTGGGGGGCTACGACACCCGGGCCGGCCCCAACGGGCCGCCGTCTCTCCACCGGTTCGGTCGCAACCCGTGGGGCCGGTCCTCGGCAAACCGACCCCACCCGAACCGTGACCCGACGGGCCGCTGGAACTTTTTCAAAAACCAAATCAAAAACCGGAAGGTTCCTCGATCTTCGCCGCACACAAAATTTTGCGGTCGCGCGTGCCC